GCTGGGCCTGAGGCAATCCTTCCACTGCAGAGAGGACCAGAAGGAAAGCTAGGAGTTCAAGCGCCTGGGGCAGGAAATGGTCAAATGCTTGCAGCGATGAATCGTTATCAAAGGTCAGTCGAGAGATCAGCAGCTAAAGCGCAAGGCGATGCTGCTGGGGTTGACGGCGCAGGCAGAGGAGCAGGCAGTGCGGCAATTGATGTTCGCTTTAAGGTGGAGCGAATTAACAACGTTGACTACGTGACTGCTGCAGAGTTCCAGGAAGGTATGCAGCAAGCCGCTAAACAAGGCGCACAGCGCGGGGAGCAACAAGCAATCAAGCGTTTGCAAATGAGCAGCAGCACCCGCAAGAGGGTAGGGCTATGAGCACGCTTTCAGTCGGTAATTTCGTCTCTTTTCAGGATCCTGCAAACGAAGGCACTCTGTTTTTCTTCCAAAATTTTTTCATTAACAAAGCAATGGCCTATGACGACCATCAATATGAGTTCGCGCCCTTTGGGTTTAGTGGAGTAACAATTAATCGGAACGGGGATGGCACGGACGCCAGCCTGGTTTTTCCGAATAATGCTTTGACTAGAGGTTGGGCTTTGAGGGCAATTGAGGATCGATGGCTTGTTCGTGTTGATGTTGTGTTGGTAGATATTTCCTCAACAACCAGCGTGGACATTGCAGGTCGCGTGCATCAATACTTCGGCCAAGTGTCGAGTGGTAGATGGGACGAGGCATCATTGTCGTTATCCGTCGGCACGGTCTTGGATGCTGTAGGAGCGGACGTGCCGCGTCGCAATTTGTCTCAAGATCTTGTAGGCAGCTTGCCTATTACTAGCAATGTGTCGTTGCAGTGATCTGATTGGAATGCAGTTTGAGTTAGGTGCAGACGGCACCAACGGCAAAATCGACTGCATCCATCTCTGCTACATCGTGCTCGACCACCTAGGCATTGAAGCGCCTGAGTTCAAGCAGTCTTGGTACAACAGTGGCAAATACGAAACGCTGAGAGATCTTTTGCGTTGGGGCGACAGGGTTTTAGAGCCTGAGTATGATGGCGATATTCTGCTCCTTCCGCAGCAGAGCTGGGCATTTGCAGTCTTATGGCAGAAGGGCGTTCTATACCTCAACGGAAGGACACAGAAGGTGGCGTGGTCTTCGGTTCGTATGTTTACGAAGCTCCATTGCTTCCGTACGAAAAGCAGCTCATTGCAGCAATCGGATCAAGCGAGGAAGAGTACCGGCAATTTGTTGGTGAGGTAATACGGCGTAGCAGGGTCAGACCTGCTGGTTATGAGCATATCCCTGATATTCGGTGTGACCCTAGCGCCGGGGTACTGACCTCGCTTCTTATCAGCCTTGCGGTTGGCTTGGTTTCAACCGGCATTTCAATGCTGCTTGCACCTAAGCCGAAAGCCCTTGGCGGCCAGGACGAAGCCACGCAGCGCCAGCTGGATAGTATTCGTGGTGGAAACAGATTTACTCCTTCAAGTGGTTTTGATACGGTCGCAGAATTAGCGGATTACAACTCAGTAATACCTGTAGTCTTTGGCCTTTACAATGATGTTGAAAATGTAGGTGGGCTGTTAATCACGCCACGCCTCGTCTGGTCAAGGATGTTGAGCTATGGGCGCCAGCAGTCAGCCAAGCTTATGTTTGTCGTTGGCGAACAGGGGAAGGCCGACAACGTAGGGCCAGACGGAGTTGCCCCTCCTTCTTTAAATGGTATTTTTATCGGAAACAACGCGCTTGATGCAATTTATTCTAACAATTTTGCATTTTATTGGAAGCGTAATACAACCGCGTCAGGATTCAAAAGGATTCAAAATGTAAATAGAATTTACGGAACTGGGGGTTCAATCGAATCCGCCGATCCCAACTCGGGCAAAAACGCGGCTAATGATGATGTTTTTCTTTGCCAGACACGTAGCGGTGATTTCATACAAGGTTTTTGCCACAGTTTTACTCCAACCAACAACACTCAGTTTGGCGTTCATTCTCCAATAGCCAACGGCAACGCTTACAGGGTGAACTGGAGAAATGTAAGCATTTTAAGTCGCTCAGGACCAGATGACCCAGACGGCAGATTGACCGCTGAGCGCAAAAAGATTTGTGGTAACGATGATATGGACGGGACTGGCCGCAACTATAGCCGTCGCATGGGGATAGTTAAGCATAATGGTAATGAAACCTCTGAAGAAATCTTCGAAGTTGTTAATGTTCAGGTTGGCGATACGATCGACTTCAGGATTAGCGATACTCGTCTTGAAAAAAATTACTTAGACGAGAAAGTGCCTGTTGATGATATCAACAGTGAGGTCGAGTCGCAGCAGATTGCTGCTGATGATTCAATGCAAATTGGAGAATTGTTTTCTATCGGCTCAACGGTATGGCAAGTGACGCAAAGAGAAATAGCTCAGTATCGACCTGGGGAAGGTGATCAACTCATTGTTCTTAAATGTGTCGATACTGATGACGCAGATCAGCCTGTAATAGGCATCGTAAACCCTCAAAAAGTAGTTCATCCTGAGTTTGAGATAAACGATAGCGAGGAGGGCCAGTTCACCGTAGGCGAAGGCTTCTTCCCTTTGACAAAAATTGCAAGAGGGTCTGTTCGCAACAGCCGTCCTTGCGATGTGACCGAAATTGGCGTTAAAAGCGTAGTTTTTCAAAGGTTGAATGGCATCTGTAACTTTATGAGCCTGCCAACCCCTAGCCAGCTCGATGATTTTGATCAAGACCAAGTTCAATTAGCATCCGGCACAATTAGCACTCATGTCAATAGATCATCTGCGTTTACTATTTATGTTCGTCGGGCTGGTCTAGACGAAAGCGGCAATGAATTTTCTTATGAGCGTATCCCTAGGGATTTCGTTGTCACAGGCAACAAACCAGTTGCTCAGTACAACTTTATACGCATTCATCATCCAGTCGATAAGCCGCAAAACGAATACGAGTTTAAGTTTGTACCTAGAAGCGGAGCCGACTTACGTTCCCGCTCTGATGTTGCAAAACTCCTTCAACTCAAGGCTGCCTCTTCCTCTCTGACTCCAAACTTTAGCGAAACTTACGATGTTGGTTCGTATGGGACTTTCAAAATTGCCACAACTGGCAGATTGGTAGAAAGAGTAGAAATAAGAACTAACAAGGAGTTTTTTAACGACGTAAAAGTAGAACAAGGGCCAACAGTCCAGTTTGGCTTTCCTTCAGCGATTGGCATTGATACTTACTTGCCTGACGATCAGCCAGAGGAATCAACATTTTTGACTGCAGTTGATGATCAAGAGAGAAGGGATGGCAATTATGGCAAACTTGTTTCTGATCCCAGCAATGCCTCAACCGGGAGGATGGGAGCTTTTGGGTACGAGGCTTTTGGCGACCCGGACGCAGACGGGACGCCTACAGGGGGCCGTAAAACCTTTAGAACTAAGGAATTTGTAACTGGCAATAGATGGGTTGAACTAGAGTTTGATGCAGAAAAATTTGAACTTCCTGAGGATCATTTTGCAAGAGTTGCTTCAGGGCAGAAGCATACCTGGAGAATTGCAGATTACGGGGCAGGCTTAAATATAAGAGTCGTCAAAAGCTCACCCGGTTGGGATTCTCTTTCAAGATTCACTATAAAACGTGGCAATGGCAGCACAGCTGTCAATCCGCCTGGAACGCAGGATTATCAATCAAGCAATCCGTTTTCTGCTGGTGGGCTGAAAATGTCAGGTTGGGAGCTTACAGCGACCGGTGTTGATACTACTGCGTTGGGAGTCAAAGGTCGCTCACAGGGTTACTTTGAAGAGCTTTTTGGGCGCGCAGAAGATCAGAATGTAGGAACTCAGCAGTCTCGAAAAATAAACGCGAATGACGATGACGGCAAGCAGATTGAAATCACTTTAAGGTCCGAAGTTGTTGAAGCGTCTGATCACTGGTCAGGAAGGGAACGGCTATGGTCTCACCCGACAATTGAGGTCACGAATGACGCTGCCACTAGCAAGGAATGGCGCGTTGGTCAGACTTTTGAGCACGATAAATTAGTAGACGAAGAAAATATTTTTGCCTCTCAGTATTACACTGGTGACAATGACGGCACGGTAGGTATTCGGTTCGTAATTGAGGCAGTCGCTGAGGAGTACATTTCATCTCAAGCTTTTGAAGCCACGAGATCGTTCTTAAATCAAAGCCAATATTCTGACATCAGCCTTTATGGTGATTTAGTGCAAAAATCAAACGAAAGCGATCCAGAGCACAGCATAGTTTATGTAAATGAAATGCTTGATAATGACCCAATTCCTATGTACGAAAACCTTACAACTGCTGGGCTCGTCTTGCGCGCAAGCAACTCTTTCGCAAGGCTTGATCAGTTGCGCGTTTGGCTAGGACGTGGAGTGCAGGTACGTAGATTACATCCTGACCTGACTACGTATAACGACAGCATTAACACAACCGCAGAAGGTCCAAGCAACTTATTTACCGACTTGGTTTTTTACCTCCTGACTAATTTCACCGCAGGTGCAGGCAGCCTTCTAAAAATGTCCGCTGTAAATGCAAACTTAGTGAACGTAACTGACTTTGAAAAGACTTCACGCTTTCTGCGAGCCAATAAACTTTTTTGCAATGGTGCATTGACCCAAAAGGTAAACATAAGGGAATTTATTTCAACAAATGCTCCGAATTTTTTATGCAACTTTGCGATTAGCGATGGAAAATTTTCTTTGATTCCGGTTGTTCCTACAGAGATTAACGGTGAGATCAGCACGAATCCGGTAGAGGTAAAACAAATTTTCACTCAGGGCAATATTCTGCAAGATAGTTTTGAGTTGGAGTACCTGGGCGCAGAAGAGCGCAGAGATTTTAGAGCGGTTGTTAGATACAGATACGAGAGGCAAAATAAGCTGCCGCAAGAGAAAACTTTATCTGTCAGGCTCGCGAGCAGTGGCGAGGATATCGCTCTTGAGTCCTTTGATTTGACGCAGTTTTGCACTAGTCGAAGTCACGCTTTTATGGTTGCAAGATACTTTTTAGCGTTGCGGAAGCTCGTGACTCATACGATTACTTTCTCGACAACTATTGACGGACTTGATCTCGCTCCCGGTAACTTTATTAAAGTGATTACTGAGTCAAGCCCCTACACCTCAGCATCTGTTGGGTACGTAAGTGGCACTGGCGTGGTGACAAGTGCTACTGAGATTCAAGATGGCACTTACGCCGTCAGTTATTACAGCAGCTCTTCGGAGGATGTCCTAAACGGAGAGCTTCAGATCTCAGGGGGTGTAGTCACGGACTCAACTTTCTTTAACACTATCTTTTCCATAGTCAACAGAAGTACATCCGAGAACATTTACTTGGTTGAGCAGCTCACTTTTGAAGAAGACATGACGATTAGGGTGGTCGCTTCTGAGTACCCATGCGACAGTGCTCAGGTCAGCGAGCTGGCTAAAATGATCATTAATGACGCTGCCTTTACGGCGCAGGGGCCTGCCTAATGTCTTTCCCGGCCGCTCTAAAGCCAACAAGCCGTTCATTTGATCCAGGGAGCTACCCAGTCAAAACGTTTCTGTCGCAAAGCGGCGCAGAGACGCGGATCCTTTATGGCAGCGAGCGCACCGGAGCGCGCTTAAGCTTGTCGTATGAGAACATTGGTGATGCCAGCGCTGGGCTGTTTGTAAGTCATTACGACGAAGTGCAAGGCACTTTTAAAACTTTTCAGCTGCCTGATAACGCTCTTTCTGGGTGGGAGTCATCCACAAGCATTATTCGCTCTGAGTCTGGGGCGGGGGATGTAGTCGTCTATCAAGTTACTGTCGTTGCAAGCGGCGGCAACAAATATCGATTCAACGGCGGAAGCTCAAATGCAGAGACACTTGAATTGACAGAAGGCGGCAGTTATTTGTTTGACCAGTCAGATTCGTCTAACACGGGGCATCCTTTGCGGTTCTCGACTACGAGTGACGGCACTCATGGGTCCGGGAGCGAGTACACAACAGGTGTTTCAAAGTTTGGCACGCCTGGCAATGCCGGGGCGTACACCCTTATCAACGTTGCCGCTGGCGCTCCAATTTTGTATTACTTCTGCGCTGTTCATTCTGGAATGGGCGGTCAGGCAAACACACCTGCAAGCTCCACTGATTCATCATCATCCAGAACACAGGTTCAGTACAGGTACGAAGGTCCCCCAGAAATCGTGCAGGTGCGACCTGGGGTTAGCACTGTTACAGTGAATCTAATTGGCGTGCTCTGATGAGCAAGGTTTACACGGGCAGGGACGGCGTTTTGCAGCTTGCTGGTAACACCTTGGCAAAGGTGACCAGTTTCAGTTTGCAGTCTGATTTAGACATACTTGAGACAACAACTTTAGGCGAGAGTATTCGCAGCTACACTCCTGGCGTCTTGGGGTACTCAGGCAGTGCGTCTTTAATTTACTACAAAGATGATTCTGGCGTAATTAACACTGCTGAGATCCTGAACAAGTTAATAAAAACAGGTGCGGATGGTATTTCTTCTAGCGACACAGTGCAGCTAACCCTGCGATGGGTTGACGGAGCGGATAACAACGATATTACATTAAATGCTTATATTGTTAGCGCTAGTATTGGCGCTTCAACAGGCGAAATAACTAGAGCGGAAGTTTCGTTTACCGGCACGGGCGCTTTGTCCTCGGCCTCCATTTCATGACTGTTTATCTAGGCACATTTGGCAGAGTTGAGCTGCAGCGAGAGGGCAGCCAAATCAATGGCACAATAAATTCGTCAGATGTTAATGCAACAAAAAAACGTTTTAGTTTTGATTTCAAGCACGGACAGTTGCTGACCGGCGATCAAATAGAAATAACCAGCACCAATGCTGCTGCGCTTTCTTTCATAAGTGGACACTCTAATTCCAGCACGAAAAAATTCATACATGTCGACGAAATGGATGGAATAAGGCTGTATGAGACATTTGCCCTTGCCATTAATGGTGGAACGGCAAACGCTATAGCGCTGGCATCTATCTCTAGCGACATTCCAATTAGAGTAAAAATAGCCAACGCAGAACGCCGACTATTGGCCTCCGTAATTAACTATGAATTGAACACAGAAAGAGAGACTGTGGATACCACAGCTTTGTCTGACGAATTTAGGAGTCGAATAAGCACTTTGATGTCAGGCTCCGGCCAAATGGCAGCTGAGTGGGAGTACACGGGGAACACTGCAGAGGAAGTCGCCAACTACCTTCTTGAGCTGCAAATTCGCACTCAAATCGGCAGTCAATTTAAAGCAAGGTTTTACTTAAAGACTGAATCATATAACCCAAGCGGAGTAGCTGATAACGCGAATGACAGTGTTTGGTATGAGTTTGAGGGAGTACTTACAAACTGTGCAGTGCAGTTTGATGTTGGCAACATTGTTAAAATAGCAGCTAATTTCATAACGACAGGTGAAATCCAGATGCGGATGGAGCTTGGAGCGGCAGGGAAGCTGCTGCAAGAGACTGATGATGACATCTTGATTGAACAAGACGCAACAAAGGCTTTAGGTCTAGAACACAACTGATTGAAGCTCTATGATGAGGAGCATCTAGTGCTCCCAGCGCAGGCGTCATGGCAGATCTAAAAATCAGTGCCCTTAACGCTTTGTCTGGGGCAGACCTTGCAGCAACAGACCTTGCAGCTGTTGTTGATTCAAGTGCGAGCGAGACGAAAAAACTCACTGTCAGCGATCTGATCTCGTTTGGCGTCACGGTCATAAGTGACGACACAATCCCTGGAGCAAAAATCCTGTTTGCTGCTGGAGATATTGCAACAGCGGCACTCGCTAACTCAGCTGTTACGACTGCCAAGGTAGGGGACAGTCAGATTACTGCAGCAAAGCTTGCTGATGAGTCCACCGTTGACTTGGTGACAAGCCTGCCTAGCAGTGGAGATTTCACTGGTCAGCTGGCTTTAGACACAAGCAACAGTGCAAATAAGCTGTATTGCTGGGACGGATCAGCTTGGCTGAGCTTGAAAGGCTCTGGGTCTGTAAATACTGTTAGTGGAAGTACAGCAGTTACAGGCAGTGCGGCTGGTGTCGTGAACATCACCACGACTACCAGTGGTGACACGGTAACCATTGCCGCAACCCTTGATAACAGCAGTGCAGCTAACCAGTTTTTAGCAGGCCCAACTGGGGCGGGTGGCGCAGTTCAACTTCGCACCATCACAGGCTCTGACTTGCCGGTCGCAACAACAAGTGCCAAGGGCGGTGTTGTAGTCAATGGTGAAGGGCTCCGCATGGACTCCAACACGATTGAGGTTGATAACGATGTCACAGCTACAACGACTCATCATGTAGTCACTTACAACGCAAAAGGTTTAATTACGGGTGGCAGGGTGCTTACTGCCGCTGACTTGCCAGTTGCTACGTCTAGCGCGGCTGGTGTGGTAATTCCAGGCAGTGGTTTAGCTGTCGACTCCTCAGGCAACTTGAATCACAGCAGCAGTGTTTCTACGGGGACTTTTACCAAGGTCACCGTAAACGCTCAAGGTCATATCACCGCAGGTGACACACTTGCCGCCAATGACATTCCAGATCTGTCCGCGTCAAAAATAACAAGCGGCACCATTTCAAGCTCTTTGCTAGCCACAGATGCTGTTACTGGAGCAAAGCTTGCTGATAATTCAGTTACAAAATTTGGCGGCGCCAGTGCAACAGACAACATTGTTACTTTCCCAGCCGCTGACTTTAAAGGTCAGTTCTTCTTTGATGAAAAAAATGAAGACCTATACGTTTCTACGGGCAACTCTTTCCTGCCAATTACTGTTATTAGCGGCAACCTGATTCTTGCTGGCGTTTATAACGCAAACACAAACGTACTTAGCAGCGTTACAACTGCTGGCTCAGCTGCAGGGTTTACTGCTGGTTCAGCTTTGCCTGCCCCCGCCGTTACCAACCTGAACTATTACGTGGTTGTTGACACAAGTGGAACGGGCTCAGGTGCTGCTCCTGCAGTGAGTTTGGCTCCGCCTGACATGTTGGTGTCACTCGGGTCAGGCTCAACGTTCTCTTTGGTGGATGTATCCAACGCCATCGCGGGACAAACTGCAGCCAACATTTCAGTGACGCCAGTTGGCAGCATCTCATCCAACAATGTGCAGTCAGCTTTGCAGGAGCTTGACACAGAAAAGATTGGAGCAGCTAGTCCAACATTTACTGGAACAGTGTTGCTTGGTCAGAACGCTGTTTTGACTTTTGAGGGTTCTGGAGCGGACGATCACGAAACAACAATTACGGTCACCAATCCAACCGCTGACCGCACGATTACATTTCCAGATGTGACTGGGAACGTTGTCACTACTGGTGACACCGGAACAGTGACCAGCGCAATGATCGCCAATACCACGATCGTTGACGGTGATATCAGTGCATCTGCGGAGATTGCAGTCAGCAAGCTGGCCAATGGCAGTGCTCGTCAGTTGCTGCAGACAGCCTCTAACGGTACAGATGTCGAGTTCACAAGCAATGTGGACATTCCTGGAACGCTAGACGTTACGGGCGTTGCGACTTTTGACACTCAAGTCTTATTCAAAGGCAATGCAACTTTTAATGCCCCAATAATTTTTGAGGGTTCTAGTGCTGATGATCATGAAACCACGCTGGCAGTTGCAGAACCCACGGCTGATCGAACATTAACGTTGCCTGATGCAACCACAACGATTGCTGGCTTAGGGCTTGCGCAGAGCTTTACTAAAGCTCAGCGCGGAACACCTGTTGCGTTGACCGATGGGACTGTGGCAGTGGATTTAAGCCTCGGCAACAATTTCACGTTGACGCTTGCAGAGGACTCAACTCTTAGCGCTCCAAGCAACGCAACTGCTGGTCAGTCTGGCGTAATCGTCGTAACGCAGGACGGCACGGGAGGCTATACGTTGAGCTACAACACTGCTTACAAGTTTGCAGGGGGTACAGTGCCGACCGTAACTGATACAGCCAATGCTGTTTCAGTTCTTGCTTATTATGTGGAAAGCTCAAGCCGCATTACGATGACGGCATTGCTTGACACGAAGCGGACATCATGAGCATTCCTGGAGCTGCAAGCCCGCTGTTTCTTGCTACCGCTGCTGCTGCTGGTCCGGCTGCAGGCTACGCCATCAACAGGTCGCTGCGTTTTAACAAAAACGATTCAGCCTTTTTAAGTAAAACTTTTAGTTCTAGTGGAAACCGCCGCAAGTGGACTT